GCTTATCTTATCACTAAAAGCGTAAATATCTCAAGGCTTTTGCCTTGATCTATTTAGGCTTTTAGGCTTCGCTCACGCTCAGCCCCCACCCCGCCCCCAGTGGCCCGCAAAGGCGTAAATATTTATAAGCCTTGCGTAGGCTTATAAACTATTTAGGCCTTTGGGCTGGGCTGAGGCCCAGCCCCCACCACCCCACCCCCTTCGCCGCCACCCCCCCGGATTCTAGATATGTTTCAAGTATAATATCCAGAGTTATAATAACTATAAAGTAGTGAACTGAAAAACGAAACATTTATAAAGGTAAGTTCTGTAATAGTAATAAGTTAACATCTATAAGTAAGTAAGTAATACATAAGTATTTATAGTAGTGTAGTAGTAGTAGTTGAGAAGTGCTAAGGTTTATAAATGTTACGGAAATAATATGACATCAAATATAACAATATCAATTCCAGATGATTTGAAAGATAGAATTAAACTAGAGGATAATTATTCTAAATTAATTTCAGAATTAATAAGAGATTATTATGAAGATAAATCTGAGGAAGGTTTAAATAATAGATTAGAGTTATTAGAAGAGAAAAAGAAAATGCAAGTTGAAATTATAGAAAGAGAGAAAGATAAGATCCAGGAAAAACTTATTGTTACTAAAACAGAAAGAGAGATTGAGCTGGAGATTGAGGAGAAGAAGAAGAAACATTCTGAAGAGTTTAAAAATAATGTAATAACAAATTATAAATTATTATCGGGCGGCGGTGAGATGGATGAATTATTGTTTGAGAAGTTTAAATTAAAGTGGGATTCAGCAAAGGATGGATATTCTTTGCAGGAGTTTGTAAATGAACAGCAATTACAGGAAAGGATATTTGAAGGAGAACAAAATAGTGAATCAAGAGAAGATGAAGAACAGGATTAGTTTCCGTAGCGCGGGATCTCATTCACCAATTGATGTTGTTAGCATAGATAAGGAAAGAAAGATAATAAGATTGATACAATGTAAACCAGATTCAATGAGTGAGGCGGCAAAGGCGCGCTTGATTGCAGAACATCCTGAACTAATTGGAAAGTTTGAGATAACATTTGAAGTTATATAAAATATTTGGAGGAGTTATTGAAATAATACAAATAAAATTGAACATGGCGCGGAAGTTTGCAAATATTTACAAAGTATTTTGAATAGTTGTGAAGTTTTATGAATAGTTGTTGATATTTTTGGAATGTTGTTGAACATTTTTGATATCGCGCGCTATTTCACCAATAGTTTTTGGAGTAGTGATCATTTTTTGACTACTCACCACTAATGAGACCTCTCGCGCGGAGTGTTATCAGCAATAGCGAACTTGAGAGTATTATTAATAATAGTATTCAGAAACCCAGCCAAAAATTTTTTAAAAAAGTATCACTATGCAACAAGATAAAAATTAAGATTTTGTCACAAAAAAGTGTTATAAAATATTAAAAAATGAAAATAAAACTTGACAAATGGCAAAAAGAAGTCCTCAACACAAAAGGAAACTTGTGCTTATGCTCAGGAAGACAAGTGGGGAAAAGCACAGTCATAGCTATGAAAGCAGGGAACTCAGCACTAGAAAAGAAGAAATCAATTATGATCATTGCATCTACAGAGAGACAAGCTCTTCTTCTATTCGAAAAGGTCCTTTCACATATCTACATCACAAACAAGTCAGCTATAAAAACAGGAAAAGAGAGACCAACAAAACACGAACTAAAACTAAAGAATGGATCAATAATACACTGTCTTCCAACAGGAGATTCAGGTTATGGTATCAGAGGATTCACAATAGATGAATTATACGCTGATGAGGCTCATTTCATCCCAGAAGAGGTCTGGGCAGCAGTTACACCAATGTTAGCAACTACAGGGGGAAATATCAACCTCTTATCAACTCCATTTGGAACAACTGGATATTTCTATAGATGTTTTAATGATGAGAAATTCACAAGTTTTCATGTAAATACTGAAGAAGTTGCAAAAGATAGAGAAGAACCTCAGAGATCTAATATGTTAGAATTTCTGAAAGATGAAAAAGCTAGGATGACTAAACTTCAATATCAACAAGAATATCTAGGTCTCTTTGTTGGAGCTATTAACAGAATGTTTTCAGATGAATTGATAAGTGAGACTTGTACACTCTCCCCTAAAAATTCTGATAATGCCCATTTTGGACTCAGGGGAGAGATGTTCATGGGAGCTGATATTGCGAGGATGGGGGGAGATGAAACTGTTTTAATTTCGTTGAACCGAATAAATAAAGAGTTTCTTCAAATGTTTGATATGGAAATTCCTGAAGGTCAGAAATTAACTGATACAGCGAGATTAATAATACATAAAGATAAATTGATCAAACACAAAAAGATATATATTGATGATGGAGGATTAGGTGTTGGAGTTTTTGATTATCTCCTAGAGGACAGACAAACAAGAAGAAAAGTTGTTTCAATCAATAATAGATCAAGGTCCATTGATCATGAAGAAGGAACTAAAAGATTATTAAAAGAAGATTTGTACAACAATCTTTTAAGTTTGATGGAAAATAGAAAAATAAAATTATGGGATGATCCAAGAATCAAACAATCATTAAGATCTATTCAATATGAAATCAGCGAGGGGAAACTAAGAATTTATGGAAATTACACTCATATTGTAGAAGCACTGATTAGAGCAGCTTGGTGCATAAAAGACAAAAGTTTAAAAGTATTCGTGCGTTCATTTTAACATGGTTTATTCAGGAACAATTGTAACAGAAGCAGAGATGCAATTTTATGCAGGAGAAAATGTTGATGCAACTGGAGATACAGAAGCTAACCACAATATCTTAGCAGCACAAGCTGAATCTTATCTTTCTAATCTAATGAGATACAATGTTGTTGATAATTATGCAGCATTAAATGAAGATGTAAAGAGAATGTTATCTGAATGGGCAGCAAGATTTGCAGCTATTGGATTAATAACTTATAACATGGCAGGATACACAACAAGACAAGAAGGTGAAGATATGATTGATGTTCATGTTTTCAGAATGAGAGCAATTGAAAAAATTCTAAAAGAACAAGATAATGTGACTTACATCAAGGGGGCATGATGGTTATCAAAAATGTCGATGGTGTTGAAGCTGTTGATTCTCTATTTAAAACTTCTTTTGAAGATGATGATGCTAGTGTTTTCAAAGGAAGGAAAAGACCAAGAGATCCTGAAAGATCTGAAACAAGTTATTTGATGGAAGATGAATTTAATAATATTGAAAGTTGGGAAGTTACAACATCTGGAACTGGGACAGGAGCAACTGTGAGTGGTGGAGTTGTAACATTAAACTCTGGAACTACTGATGATGGATACACAAAATTAGTTCATAAGAAAAATATTAAAGGTCATGCAAATAATGGAAGTATGATTGTAGAATTTAGAGCTAGAGGAAATTATTCAGCAATATCTAAGCAAGAATGGTTTGTAGGAATCTGGAAAAACTCAGGACTTGATCCTCCTGGAGGTGAAGACTTTGGAGTTGGAGGATACAATGTTGATGAAGGTGGCAATACATATTGGGTGAATATGGAAGGTGGAGGAACAAGTGGAGCAGGATACACAGACAACACTTGGAAGAATTATAAACTAACAATTTTTGAAAGTGGAAAAATAACTTTAGAAAGTGATGGAGCAAGTTTAGCAACTGATACTTTAACAGCTGCAGATAGTGATGATATGTATGTTGTGATCTGGAATCAAACAAGAGCAAATCCTGGAGTTAATCAAACTTTAGAAATTGATTGGATTAGAGTAAGGAAATCAGCATAAAAACATTTAAATACATGAAATTACTTAAAATTACAATATGGGACAATTTCAAGTAGATCCACAAGAAACTAATATGAGTGGACAAAGTTATTCAACAACTTCTTCAGCAGGAGGACAATCCTATAATGATTTTTATTCAGTGACTCCTGAAGATACAGATGGATTAGAAGATCATGAAGGTGAAACTGTTTGGAATCCTGAATGGTCAAGATGGCATGCTTATTACAAAAACATTCCTGAATTTGCAGCAGTAATTAATAAACTAGGAACTTGGGTTTATGGAAGAGAAATAGTTATTACAGGATCAAGCCTAAAAAAATTTAAACAAATTAAAGGCAATGGAAAAGATACACCAAGAGGAGTTCTAAAAAATGTTTGGAAATCTGCAATGATTTGTGGAGATGGATTTGCAGAAGAAGTTAAAGACAAGCAAGGAAGAATTACAAATGTTAAACCTCTAAATTCTGGAAAGATGGCAATAGTTTATAATCAAGCTGGAATAATAATAAGGTATGAAGAGTTTGAGTTTAATGGGGGAAAGAGGGTAAGAAAAGAAACTTGGAATCCTGATGAAATATTTCACTTACAATATGAAAGGATTGGAGATGAGATTCATGGAAAACCTTTTGCAGAGAAACTTGAACAATTAATTCTAATGAGAAATGAAGCTATGGAAGATCAGAAAGTTGTTTTCCATAGATATGTAAAACCAATCCAAATAATAAAAGTTAAGTCAGATGATGATGCTGATCTAAATAGGGTTCAAGCAAGTTTTGATAATGCTTATAAGAAAACTGAAAACATAATAATCCCAGAAGATGTTGTTAATGATGTAACAAGAGTTGCAATTCCTCAGTTTGCAACTTTAGATCCTCTTAACTGGTTGAAATATATTATCAGACAATTTGTAACAGCAGCAGGAGTTCCTGAAGTTGTTATGGGATGGGGAGCTGAAACAACTGAAGCAAGTTCTAAAGTTATCTTCTTAGCATTTGTCGTCGATATAAAAGATTATCAAGGATACAATGAAGAACAAATTGAAATTCAATTAGGAATTAAATTAAAACTTCCAAGCCCTCCAGATCTAGAACCTGATCTACAAAATGATGCTGCAAAAGATGCAGGTTTTCAAACTAAAGTTAAAGTTGGGGATGCAAATACTGATACAAAATGAAATCACAAATAACTGAGAAAATAATATTAGTCGCAATAATTTGTTTAACTGTTTTAGAAATTTGCGCATTAATGAAAGGGATTAATGGGACAATGTTCACTATGGTCATTGCATTAATTGCAGGGTTATCCGGCTGGATAACACCTATCCCTAAATGGAAATGAAACGTTGAAAGAAAATCAATAGTTGATTGATTTTCAATATATTATTAAGTCACAAATTATCAGCTATCACAAGTAAATTAAATTGGAGGATATAAAAATGTCAGAAGAACAAAAAACTGAAGAGGAGCAGGAAGAAAAGCCTGTGGAAGAAGAAAAAGTAGAAGAGACTTCTGAGGGTGAAACCTCAGAGGCATCTCCTATAGATGATGCAAATCAGATCTTAGAAAGCATAAAAAGAGAAAAAGAAGAGTTTGAAGCGATTGTAAAAAGAAATGAAAAAGCTGTTGCAGAGATGAAATTAATGGGAAGAAGCTCAGGTGGATCACCAGCACCAATGAAAAAAGAAGAGACAGCAAAAGAATACAAAGACAAATTCATGAGAGGTGAATTGAATGGAAAAGGATAAACTTGAAGATGTAGAAATTCCTGAAGATCTAGGAATTGAGATTGGAAATCCTGATCAAGTATTCTGGGAAAGTGTGAAAGACAAGTGTGAAGGAGCAATCACCAACGCTAAAAGAGATGTTGAGATCAATTTTGCATTAATTGGACTTGCAGAAAAGAGAATAAAAGAAGAAAAAGCAAAATTTAAGAAGATCAATGAAGAAATCAATAAATAGAAAACTTTAAATAGTTTAAATCATAAATAGAAAGCATGGCAGATGAGACTGTATTGATTACTGAACTTGAACCAGCTGTACCATTTACTTGTGCAGATGCAACTGGAATTGCAAAAGGTGCTATTTTAGAGATTTCTGATCCTGATACTGTTACAACAACTAATGGAGATGGAGATCCAATAATTGGAATTGCAAAAAGAGAAAAAATTGCTGATGATGGTCAAACAAAAATCCCAGTTTATTTAAGAGGAATTTTTAGAGGAGTGGCTGGAGCTGCTGGAGTAACTGTTGGAAAAGGAATACAAACTGATACAGGAACAGGAACAGCTAATGAGTTAGTAGATCTTGATAATGATTCTGAAAGAATTGTAGGAATTGCATTAGAAACTGCAACAGATAGACAAACATTCAAATTTTATTTAAATCCAATATCAATAGAACACGCATAAAATGGCAGACATACCTGGAGAACAAGATTTGAATGGAATTGATGTAGATAAAATTGCTAAAGGATTTGCTGATGAAGATTCAATTCTTAAACCTTTTTGTTTTCAAACTACTACTACAGCGAGGGAAATGAGGTGGTTTCAGAAGACTGCAGGCTTCTTAGATTCAACAGATACAACTGGAATTACATTATCACAAATCCCAACAAGTGCAGGATCATTACCTACAGTAGTTGCTCAAAGTTGGACAAGAAATACTTCTTATGTTAAAAACTTTAAAGTTGAATCAGAATTAATTGCTGAGGAAGATATTAAAGATAATGATGTAAATATTTTAGGAACAACTATTAGAGATTTAACAAGAGCTGTTGCTAATCAAGTTGATGTAAGAATTTATTCAGTTCTTATCGAAGCTGCTGCTGCAACACCAACAACTCCAAATCCAACTAATGTAAATACAACTGCTGCAATTGCTGATGGTTGGGATGATGATGTAACTGGAAATCCTGTTAAAGATCTATTAATTGGAAATAGAAAAATTAGAGCGCAAAGTTATAAACTAAATAACTTAGTTGCATACATGAATCCAATTGAAGAACAAAATCTATTAAATTATTTGATCACAGTGAAAGGATCAAGTGTTACTGATTTCGCAAGTGATAGAGTAGTTGATGGAATGTTAACAAGAGTTGTAGGAAATAGAATTGTAGTTTCTCAAAATGCAACGACTGATAGTGTTTATCAATTTATTCCTAATGTTTCTTTAACATGGAAATCATTTAAACCTTTAAGTGCTGTTGCAATAACTGAACCACTAATTGGAACTAAAATAAGAGTTAGTGAAGAGGGTGAAGCTCTATTAACAGATCCAAAAAGTGTACATGCAATTACTGACACTGTTGTATAACATGACACTAGAAACTTGTAAAAAACTTCTTGAACATTATGAAAAATTAATTGAAGCTGAAGCTCCATTAGGTCATGTTAATTGGGGAGATGTGCAAAAAAATGCAAAAGTTAGAGCTGAAGAAATGAGAAAAAGAATTGAGAGAAAATTAAAACATCCAAAATATAGAGATCACCTAGATAATCAAGAAAAGCCTAAAGAGGTGAAAAAAAGTGGCAAGAAGTGATAGAGACATTATTTCTCAGAATTTTACAATAACTAATTTTACAGAAGATCTTACATTTGATGCAAATACTGCCTCATTGGCTGTAACAAATGATGTTTTAGCGACGCTGATTCAAGAATTAAAAGCGCAAGGAATAATTGCAGCAGATATTTCATAAAATGGCAGCAGGAGATATAACACTAAGCACACCAGTATATGCTGATACTGAAGCAGGAATTAAAACTGCAGCAGATGCTTTGAATCTTGCAGCAACAACTGATCAAGTTATAATAATCCCATGGAAAAATGGTGCGTTGGTAATGAGTGCAGAAAGAGCAGCAGCGTAAAATTTATTAACTCTAGTTCTATTAATCAATTATGGCAATACAAGAAGGCCCTGCAGAAATTGGAGAGAAAGGAATAAGGAGCAACTGGCCTGTTGAAGAAGGAACAACAGCAGGAACTACGAGACAAACTGGAAATCCAATACTAGCTCCTGAAAGAGAAAGCTTAATTCTAAGGGCAAATAAACAAATGGATTTAATTGAATAAGATGGGAGGAAAAGGATCAGGCAGACTGAATAAAACTGATGCTTTTATGAGAGATGCTGTTCAAAGACAATCTCCAATTACAAAAGATTCAGGAGGAGAACCAATATTTCTTCCAAATCATTCTGGAAAACATGAAAGATTTATTGCAGGACCTGGAGCAACAATTTATACTGATATTTCAAATCCTTTATTTTTAGGATTACCAAAACCAAACATCACAAAATACAGTTATATAGTCAGTAATCAATATGATAGTGATTCAGAACCTGAAGGATTTTTAATGATGGGAGGAGTAAGTAACAACGCTGTTAATAATAATTTATTTATTGGAGGTGGAAGTTCTTCACACAATGTTGCAAGTAATATTGATTTTTATACATTCTCAGATACAACAACAAGGACTGGGAATAGAGCAATGACTATTGCAAGTGATCAAAATGTAGGGATTGGAACAAATGCTCCAGCAAACAAATTACATGTTAAAACTGGAACTGATGAGAATTTAAGAATTAGACAAGGAAGTGATTTATCAGGAGCTAATGGAATAATGATTCAATCAATTAATGATGCTGATAGCTCTTTAAGAGATCTAGTATTAAGGGCTAATAGTGTATTAATGAGTGGTGGTAATGTAGGAATAGGAACAACAAGTCCAAGTAGGAACTTACATGTCCATTCTACTGGTCAAACAGATATGCATTTGACCACCACAAATAGCGGTACTGCCAGCACAGATGGATTAACCTTGTCTATAGATGCTAGTTTAGATGCAGCGTTAATAAATAGAGAAGTGGGGAAAATAAGGTTTTATACGAGTGGCGATGAGCATATGGTGTTACATGATACAGGTGGTTTAGCTTTGGGTGATGATACGTATGTAGTAGCGGATCCTGGGGCAGGGGGCATGATAATCGAAGGCAACGTTGGCATAGGGACAACAAGTCCTGTTGCTAAATTGACTATAGTTCCAGAAGATGGGAATGATGACAATGCTATACATATAACAAATCATTTAGATAGTTCTCAAAGAGTACAATTAGGTGTTGATAGTAATTTTGGAGTTGTTAGATTACAAGACAATACGGGTAATGACAAAATTAATATTATTGCTAGTGGTAATACATATTTTAATGGTGGTAATGTAGGTATAGGGACAAATAGTCCAGTAACAAAAACAGAAATAGCAGATGGAACAAGTGCAGTATTAACATTACATAACACAGAGCATACAGATGTTGAAGGAGATAGATTAGGGGGCATATCATTTAGAGGTGAGCAATCAGGTGGGGAGATACATGTTTTAAGTAAAGTAGAGGTTGTGCATGATGGTGGTGCTGATGACCAAAAGGGGAGATTGGATTGGTATGTTAATGATGGAGATGATGGAACAACACCAAGTTTAAGATTTTCTCAAATTTTTAGTGATGGAAAACACATTCATAAAGATTCAACAGGCGATACTGTAACTTTTTTTGATGGAACTTATGGTTTGAATGTGGATACAAGTGGGGGAGAGGGAGCTAGTGCAAGGTTCTATGATAATAATTCAACTGTTATTATTTGTGATGGTGGAAATGAAGCTCTCGAAGCTGGAGGAGCTACTGATAAAATTTTTGTAGATAATGATGGAAGCATATTTTGGGGTGGTTCTGGAAATGGTTTGCATTTCTGTAGTTGTTATGGAAATGAAATTGGTTGGACACAAGTTGCAGCTCAAAATACTTGGTATGATATTAGTGACGCAGACATTACAACAGGACAATCAAATGTAATCTCACATTCACAAGGACAATTTACAGTTTCTAAAAATGGAATGTATGAAGTGCATTATGATATTAGTGTTCAAAGTTCTGTTGCTAACAAACATATTCAAGCTACATTTTCAGTTAATGGAACTGAGGGTAATGATGGGATGAATCATATAGAAGCTCCAAGTGCTAATAAAAGTTTTGCTGTTGGAGGATGTGCAATATTAGCTCTGTCTGCTAATGATACTGTTAATTGTTCAATAAGAACTACAGACGCAGGGAATCCTACACTAGAAGTAGATCATTATAATATAACAATAAAACTAATTGGTGGGAATGATCCTGCACCATAAATTTAAATAGTTCTTAATCTTAATACTGAAATCCTATTAAGATCTTGAAAGTCCAGTAGGCTAGAGAGGTTTAAAACTCTTGATTAGGGAGATTCAAGTCTCCCTTATATTTCAGGTATAGAAACATTTAAATAGTTACTTACTTACTTACTATTATGGAATTAAAGGAACTAAAAAAAATTGAAGAAGCATTAGAAACACTTGAAGATACAGGTATTAAATGTCCAAATTGTGACAAATCCTTGAATCTTAGAATAAATTTTACACTAACAAAAGAAAATGAAAACATTAAATGAAACTTTTACTGAGAGAGAATATTCAGAGATCAAAAGAATTAAAAGAAAAATTAATCAAGGTATGAATTGGAGACAGTTCTTGTTACAAGCAATTAGGAATTATGAAAAGAATTATAAGAAGAGAGATTATACAAGATGATCATCTAAACAAAAGTGATTGAACCCACTTTAGACAAGGTGAGAGTGAGCAGGTTTTTGGCACACACTTTCCTGCTCACCTTATGATCATTAATACAAGGAGGTAATTTAAAATGGAAAACAATGAAACCATTATTGAGATTCAAGGAATTGAAGAAAGAACTGGAAAGTCTGGAAGAAAATATCATTCAGTCTCAACTCAGTTTGGAAAGATGAATGTGTTTGAAGATGAGATTGTTGAGAAACTTAAATCATGTTGGAAGAATGATCAAGCAGCTGTTGTTTATGTTGTAGACAATGGAAACTTTAAGAACATCAGAGAGTTCAAAAGAGTTGGAGAATTGAAACAAGATCTTCCAGAGATCAAACCTGAATCATTTGGAAAGCCTGATAAGATCTTAGAATCAAGAGAAAATAAGAATCAATCTGTTTACACAAGTTATGCAAAAGATATTTTTGAGATGTTATTGAGAAATACTTTAAAAGATGGAGAAGATCAAAACATGAAAGATTCAAAAGAAGGATTAAAGATGATAATGGATATGGCAATTGATTTAGTGAAGCAAGCTAGGAATGAGTTTTAGTCCCTGTCCTCCCTCCCCTCTGCTAGGGAAGCAATAAAACAAATCTATTTAGGGCTTTCGGCTTACGGCTAGCCGAAACCCGTAAATATTTTGTTTCATGTTCGCTCCCTATAAGCAGCCCAATAATTCACCTAAAGAGCAAGGTGAATTAATACCCACCATCAAAATGGAGGTTTTGAAAATGATAGTGAATTTTTGTAAGACTAAAGCCGGAAAAGGTTTTAAGATCGTAGTGAATGGAAAATGGTTATACACAAGTAAGCAA